AGTCGATCAGCAGGCTGTCAATACGAGGAACACCATCCCATTTGAGGGTGGATAAGTATTCCTTGATGGGGTGATAAAGTCTCTCTGCGGAGGTTACCGCCAGGAGAGCGTCCTTGAATTTGGTGGGCGACCAGACTCCATAGGTACGTTCAAAATACAGCTTTGCACAGGCAAGGTCGGTGTCGTTCCATCCGGGTTTAACTTGAGGCCAAGGCAACGGACTGATAACGTCGAGCATACTTTTGAACTGGTTGAACACGATTCCCTGGAGGTTTTTATCGCAGCGGAGAATGGTACAAATATTGCTCAAGGTATCCTTGACATTTCCGGCTTTGTCGATGGCGAGTTTGGACTCCCAATCTTCATCGTCAAATTCAGCCACAGCCTGTGCTTGACGTTCTTCTGCAAACACAGCCTTCACCTTGGCATCCTCCAAAGCAAACTCGCTCATAGCCTTATAGGACGGGAGCTTGCCAACGGGAGTGTCAAGGGGCATCTTTTCATCCAGATTACCGAAGCGGTGGAGTCGCACCAAGTCAAATGCGTTCAGCAGTTTTCCGCATACAGGGTCAGTTGCGTGATGGCTGTATGCGAACTTACCATCATAGACGACCACACCTGCACTACTATCGGCGGGAATGTAGTCGTATCTTCCGTTCATAGCCGAGGGTTCATAGATTTCACCAAGGAAAGTCTCGATGGCTTCTTCCATCGTGTAAGCACGGCAGAAGGTTCCGATAATTCCGGGTTTGGTGGTGGGGTCTGCCTGTTCGGCAACCTGTCGAGTAACCGCCTCCGACTGGCGAGAGGACACGGGCCAGGTCGATGCATCGTGCCAATCGGCATACATAGCAAGGTACTTGTCAGGGTCGAGTTCGGCTCCGTCCTGCTCATCAAAGAAGAACTCACCATTTGAGGAAGTGGACGGCCAGTACATCAAACGGCAGGCTTCATAGGTTGTGTCATCGAAAAGGTCAATGCCTATTTCCTTGGCAACCATACGAGCCACAGCCGGATACTCTTCTTCGGAAATATCACGGGTAAGCGGTACGATGAGTCGGAGTCTCGGGTTTTCGGGAGTATGTTTATGGGTTGAATAGACGCAGCACTTGAAGTCAAAGAGCAGAGTGATTCTTTCCCAGCTACCGGGTTCTGCGTAGTCCATGTCAAGGGTCAATGCAGAACGGCAACGCACCATTCCGTTCTTACGGCGACCTTCTTTCAGCTCACCTGCAACAAATCCACCACGGTCCTTGATGTTGGCTTTATCGCCCTTGTTCATCTTTCGGTATTCCTCCACAGTTTCTGTGGTGCGGATGGTAGAACTACACCGTTTGGTGAACTCCTCCCAGGACATCTCTTTGTTCTTCAGCTTCTTATCGGTTCTGCTATTGGCTATAGCAATTTTCATTGTTTCTCCTCCTTGCAACTGTCTGTGAAGTAGCGAATAGGCATACCTCTTCGCTTGGCTTTTTCGATTTCCAGGCTCATCCCCGTGGAAATCCTCTCACCGAACACCCACAGCTCTGCACATTTCGTTAGAAGAACGATGTCCATAAAGATGGCAAGGTTGCGTTCTTTTGGGTCGTCATCCCTCATAAACTGTGGGAAGAACAGATGCGGTGTTATAGGGATGCATCCGCTGTCAACCGCAAAACGGCTGTAACGGCGTGCGTTTTCAATGTTAACCTCAACGTCCCCGGAGAAGGGAGAGCATACATATACCAGTGGACGAAAGCGGTCTTGTTTTTCTTGTTTAACAACAGCGGTAAGGGCTTCATAAGCGGTAGGATCGAAATAACCCTCGCTGTTGAATTTATTGATACTACTCATAGGTCACCTCAATCCTTTTTATAAAAATCACATACATAACCATCAGCACGGAGCAACAAGCCTTTCGCCCACGCAGGGGTATTGCCCATAATGGTGCAAATGTCATCAAGGCTTGTTTCGGCAGGGGCTTCAATTACAGCCTCATCGTGAACGTGCATAACGATTTTGTATCCGGCATCGGTAAGTCGGAGCATAGCCTCTGCCAGGATATCTCTGGCGGTTGCCTGGACGATGTTTTCTACGAACTTGGGACCATAGCTTTCCAGGCGAGTCCACTTTTTCTGCTCACCGACACCTTCATAGGTAACGGACTCATTTCCATAGCGGTTGAGTCCCATCTTGGGTTTCACATAACAGAGGTTTCTGCCGGAACGGAGGGTAACGAACATAATTCCGCTTTGGTATGTGAAACGGATGCCGTGCGTTTCGGTGTTGGTTTTATCACGGACACAGGTGGATGCAGCACGGTCAACATCCCACCAAAACTTCACAATGTGGGGGTTGGTTTGTCGCCAAGCATCGACCAGGGGTTTCAGTTCATCTTCTTGCAATCCCATATTCAAAGCGCCCATTGCTTTCAAAGCACCTACCGAGCCACCATAGCCAAGAGCCAATTCAGCAATCTTGCCTTTCTGACGAAGGTGTCCATTGACACCGTGCTTTTCAACTGGGACATGGAACATTTGAGAGGCGGATGCACAGTAAATGTCGCCACCTTCGGAAAAGACCTTCTGTCGCCATTCTTCACCCGCGAACCAGGCTATGACTCTTGCCTCGATGGCTGCAAAGTCAGCTACAAAAAAGCGAGTTCCAGGTTTGGGAACGAAAGCTGTTCTAATAAGCTCGGAGAGAACCATAGGAACAGAGTCATACAGCAATTCAGTCATTTCAAAGCACCCTTGTTTTATAAGGGAACGGGCAAATTCCAAATCCGGCAGATGGTTTTGAGGGAGGTTTTGAACCTGCACCAATCTGCCTGCATATCGCCCGGTTCGGTTTGCACCATAGAACTGAATCAGTCCTCTTGCTCGGCTGTCTGTACCGACTACTGACTCCATAGCGGTGTATTTCTTAACGCTACTCTTCGCCAGATCCTGACGCAGCAGTAACGCCATTCTGACGTCACCATCTGTTTCTTCGATAAGCTCTGCAACGGCCGCTTTTGAAAGTGAGTCGATTTCGACCCCTTTATCATCGAGCCACGCTTTGAGCTGTGTTGGGGAGTTTGGATTGTCCAGTCCCGTTACGTTACGAGCGGTTTCCATATGTGTTGCCTTGAACTGGTCATCGCAACGGATGGCTTGGCGGACAAACGGGATGTCGAGCATTATGCCTCTATCGTTGATGTCCTGGTCGAGATGATAATTGACCCACTCCGAGGGGAGAACGGGAAACTTACGGAGCTTTTCTTGGATGCTCATTTCCGTTTCAACATCTCGGTAGTTGTATGCCTTGAACTGCGCCCACTTTTCAGGAGAATCAGCCGGATAGTGACGGAGTTCCTGTCCGTCTTTTGTTTTGTAAGGTGTGCAAAAATACCGAACCAGGTCTTTGCCTTCCTTGAGCTTTTGCTTTTCCAAGCCAAGCACGGCACCGACACCCTCAAGTGAGAGAGGTAAGCCGAGCGTAGCTGACCAGACCATCGTGCAATACCAAGAGGAAGGGTCGATATAGTGGCCAGGCTCGAACCCCAAGTACCGAGAGAGACATACACGCTCAAATTGAGCATTGAATGCCCATTTCTCAATGGCGGGGTCGGTTAAGGCAGAGATTATTTCTTTAGGTATAACTTCGCCTGCCGTCAAATCCACAACGTGAACGGAGCCACCGTTGACCGAATAACCGAACAGCAGAATTTCAAAGTCCGGGGATTCGCAGTAACGATGCACACCGCTTTTGGGGAGGCTCACGGAGGAGAAGGTCTCAATGTCGATGTTTATCTTTTCAATTTTCACGGTAACTCCTTTCTGCGGGTTAAGGGCAGCGGAGAAAGCTCTCCGCCACCCAAACCGCTATTGATTTAGGAAAGGAAATCGTCGTCCAGATCGGTTGCGAAGTCAACGGCTGCGGAGGTCTTACCACCGAGGGGTTCACCATCGCTGTACTTCTGGATGTTGCCAAGACCGCAGGCAATGCCACGATTGCCGTTGGAGTTGAACGCATAGAAGTTGATGCTCACACGGGCATAACAGCCGGAGTACACTTCATTGCGGTCGATGATGGGCTGCACCGCACGGTCGACAATCTGGGGAGCCGTGGTGCTGTTGGCATTCACGAAGAACGCGCCCTTGTATGCCTCATCGTCACGCTCGGTATCGCCGTCACGGAGAGGGAGCTTGAGAGCTGCCTTGTTAGGCTTTTTGCCACCGAACTTTGCGATGCCTTCTTCGATGGCTGCATCGATAGCGGCGTTGATGGCGTCAAGGGTCTTGCTGTCATTCTTGGGAATAATCAGCGAAACGCTGTACTTGGGGGTACCACCATTGATGGAGGTAGGCTCCCACACATTTGCATAAGAGAGGCGAACAACGCCAGTTACTACTTTTGTACTTCTTTTCTTGTCAGTCATAATCACATGTCTCCTTGTATTTCAGTAAAGTCTTGTTTGGCACCCGCGGTTGTAATAGCCGGACGCTTGTCAGATGCCGGAACGAGCGTCGGTTTGCCTTGGGGTTTCTCAACCAGTCCACCAAGGACTTCTGCGAATGTCTTTTTACCCATCAGGCGTTCCATTTCGGTGATGGATATGAGGCTGTGTTTATAGATGTCGTGGTAGCCTGCGGCATTCGCTGCCTCTGCCACCGCATCTTCATCGGTGTACTTACGATTGGTACGACTTTCCACCAACTTGAACCCGTGCCACTCTTTGCCGTGGTTGATGGCGGCATCCTGTGCATAGGCTTGGATTTGATTTGCCCACTTCACCAGGTCATCGGTGCGAGAGAGGATGTCCTCAATTTCGGCATCGGTGAGTAGCGGAGGAAGGGCGAATTCATACTTAGCAAGCTGGAGCTTTGCATCTGCTCTTGCTCGGCATTTAACCGCAGCTTTGCAGAAAGTACACCATTCACCGGGGACACAATCACCCTCGCCCTTATAGGCTTGCTCCGCTTTGGGAACGAGGATGTTTTCCGCCCAGGCTTTCAGCTCGGCAACCGAGACGCTCCACGTGTCGATATTTTCACGGCGGGGTTGATAGATGCTCATCATTACCGTGTCGATGTCATAGAGGTGGTCAAAGAGCCGAAGTGCGCCAAGTGCGTAGAGTTTCATCTGTGGGTTTTCCTCGGCCTCTACCAAGATGCCTTGACCATATTTGAAGTCAATAATATGGATGAGCTTGTCGCCAACGATGACACAGTCACCAGTGCCGAAGCCCTCCGGCACATAGTTGGAAAAGTCGAGTTTCTGTTCGATCAGCACTTGAGGATCGGAGCAGTTTTCCTTGACCTCCTGGAGCTTCTCAAGAACGAACTCCACATACCCGTCGGTGTACATATCCATTTCGTCAGAATCGTACTTTGAGGTAGGTTTGCGAGAACGCATTTTCAGCGCCTTGCGGAGTTTATGCTCACATAGTGCGTGAGCTGCCGTTCCTTCTGCTGCCGCTTCCGTCTCGTGGTCTTCAAACTCTCGTTCAAGCACGGCGGAAGGTGTGCAGTTAGTCCAGCGGTGAGAAGAGGAGGCACTCAATAGAGCGTGCTTACTTGGTGGCATTGCTTTTTGCCCCCTTCCATCTCGGGTCATCAGGCAGCAATTGTGCCTTTGCATACAGCTCGGCATAGTGTTCCTTGCCGATTTTGCCGAGGTTGGTAACACCGAAACTGTGAACCAGCTCTCTTGCTGCATCGAGCATTTTTGTGCCGAGGAACTCTCGTAAAAACGCCTCTGTCAAAACCGGGGTTTCGTTTTCCGCTTCGGGGGCTTCATTCTTTTCGGTATCAACAACGCCTGTGTTTTCGTTCTCAACGGGACTGTTGGGAGCGGACTCATTGTCTGCGATAGCTTCGGCCATTGCCTGGATGCTATCAGCCAGGGAACGCATACCCTCAACCACATCGAGGAGTAGTTTGACCTTGCTCACCACTCACACCTCCTTCCTTTACTTCGCAGATGGACAGTTCGGAAACGCTGTCGCCAGGAACGAGGATGGTGACTTTATGCGGTAAGCCAAAGAGCAAACGCATCAGCTTTTCACGCATAGTCACCGTGCGACAGGTAACCACTCCATCCGTGCGAGGCTTTTTCGTGACACTAATGGTCAAGTTATGCTTCATAGCAATCCTCCTTCTGGAAGGGCGGATTTTTTACCCTTCTCGCTATACGGAGAAATGGAGGGGGTTTTGGGGGGGTGTTTTCAGAAAAAAGTTTTAATTTTTTTCTTGGCTCGGTTAATGCTCTCAAGAACAGACTTGTGATCGGACCCCTCATATCGAGCAATTTCACGTACAGACATTCCATCAGCAAGCATCAAAATTCGA